CGCCGATCACGCGATACGCGCCGGATGTCGTCGTCCAAGTGATCGTCTGCGCGGTGACGGTGCCGTTATTCTTGATGCGCAGCATCAGTTTCTGGCCGTCAGTCGGCGTCCCAGAAGGTGCGGCGATGGTCAAGGTGCCGGTGGCGATGACCTCATACTGGTCGGAACTATCGCCGGTCGGTGTGACCGTGCCGGTCGTGGTGACGGTGCCAACCCGAGGCGTGACGCGCTTGTTCGTCAACGTGTCGGTCGTTGCCCGGCCCACAAGCGTGTCGGTGCTAGTCGGTAGCGTCAACGTGCCGGTGTTCACGATTGTGCCGATGACCGGCGACGACAGCGTTGGTCCAGTCCCAAGAACAACGGAACCCGATCCGGTGCTTGTTGTGACGCCAGTGCCACCAGAGCCGACAGCCAGGGTGCCGGCGAGTGTAATAGTGCCAGCGCCCGTGACTGGCCCGCCAGATGTCGTTAGGCCGGTTGTGCCACCGCTGACAGCCACGCTGGTGACGGTGCCTGTCGCGCCGTTGGCCACGTTGAGGGTGCCGGTGGTAATGGACAGGCCGGTGCCGAGGGAGATGGCTCCAGTGGTGCCGCCAAGGGATGCCACGGTGTTCCCGGTCGTGGCCAGCGTGCCACTGGTCGGGAGCGTGAGCGTGGTGGCACCGGTCGCGGTGAATGTCGTGCTGAATGCGCCAGACGTTGCCAGGGTGCTGCTATTGGCAATCGTCAGCACGCCGGTTGTGCTGGTGATACCAAGACCGTTCAAGCTAGTCGCCAAGGCAGCCCCAAGGGTCGGCGTGACCAGCACCGGGCTGGTCCCGAGGACGTTGGCGCCCGACCCTGTGCTTGTCGTGACGCCCGTTCCGCCCGAGGCGACAGCAAGCGTGCCGGCAAAGGTGATCGTCCCAGCACCCGTAACCGGTCCACCGGTGGTCGTCAGGCCGGTCGTGCCGCCACTGACAGCCACGCTCGTCACTGTTCCAGTCGCACCGTTCGCCACGTTAAGGGTGCCAGTGGTGATAGACAGGCCCGTTCCGAGGGTAATGGTTCCGGTCGTGCCGCCAAGCGATGCAACGGTGTTTGCGGTGGTCGCCAGGGTGCCGGTGGTGGGTAGCGTTAGGGTCGTAGCACCCGTTGCCGTGAACGTGGTGCTGAACGCGCCTGACGTCGCCAGGGTGCTGCCGCTTGCAAGCGTCAGAACGCCCGTCGTGCTGCTGATCGTCAGACCGTTGACGCTGGTAGCCGTGGCAGCGCCAAGCGTTGGCGTGACCAGCACCGGGCTGGTCGCCAGGACAATAGAACCAGAACCGGTTGTGGCGTTTCCCAGCGCCGTCAGGGTGCCAGTGGTCGGCATAGTTACCGATGTCGTCCCGGTCGTGGTCACGGTCAGCGGGAATGCGCCTACGGTCGTGACGTTGCCGGCGATGGTGATAGTGTTCGTGCCATTGTTGACGCCAGTCCCGCCAGAAGCACCGCCAAGCGTTCCGGCGAGGGTGACCGCACCAGTCGTGGCGGTGGACGGCGTTAGGCCCGTCAGTGACGTCTGGAAGGTCGCCACGCCTGACGTGCCACTTGCACTAATCGTCCCCGCACTCAGCGACAAACCAGAACCAACGACAAGGCCGGAAACAGTTGACCCGGTAGACGCATAGTAAGCAAGCTGACCGGCAGTCCCGGCGCTGACCGTCCCAGAGCCGCCGCCACCTGAAGCGTTCAGAGTCCCGGACGTGATCGACAAATTGGTGCCAAGGGCGAGGCTACCCAAGGTCGTGGTGCCAGAGGCGTAAACCAGATTCCCGGCGGTGAATGCCGACAGGCCGGTGCCACCCGCTCCCACAGCAAGCGTGCCGCCGAGCGTGATGGTCCCGGCAGTGGTGATCGGACCACCCGTGGCAGTTAAGCCAGTCGTCCCGCTGCTGACATTGACGCTGGTGACGGTCCCAGACCCGCCAGAAGCTGCAATGGTGATCGTCCCGGCGGCGTTGGTGATGGATATGTTGCTGCCGGCAGTCAGGGTGTTGAGCGCATAGCCGGAGCCATTACCAATCAGAAGCTGACCGTTGGAGGGTGCAGCCGTAAGGCCCGTGCCGCCATATCCAGGGCTGACAGTGGCTGCATTCCACGTCCCGGCAGTCAGTGTGCCGACGCCAGTAATGCCCGTGTATGAGCCTGTGAGACGCCCTGAAGGCAATGTGCCTGTCGTGATATTGGTGGCGTTTGTCGCGTCAATGGTGGCCGACGCCACCAAGCCAGATACGGCAGACGAAGCAATGGCGATGGCAGTGTTAGAAGCCGCCGTCAGTTGCCCCTGCGCGTTAACAGTGAACGTCGGGACAGATGACGCCGAACCATACGAAGAAGCCGTGACGGTGGTGTTTGCCAGGGCAATCGTGCCGGCAGACGTGATCGTCCCGCCAGACAGGCCGGTTCCTGCTGTGATGCTGGTGACGGTGCCAGACGCGGTCGCCTGCGCCTTCACAAAGGCCGTGGTGGCAATTTGCGTCGAGTTGTCGGACGTGGCCGGCGTCGGCGCTCTTGGCGTGCCAGTGAACGTAGGAGACGCCAGAGGTGCAGCGCCAAGCATCGTCATAACGCTAGCAACAGACAGGTCAGTCGGCGCTGCTGTCGAACCGGTGTTGTTGCCCTTCAGCGTCAGCGTCGGCATGGTGCCGAGGTAGTTGTTGGTGACGCCATTGCTGCTCAGGCCAATACTGCCCGTGCTTATGATCGGGTTGCTGCCACTGGCATAGAGCGGGCTATTGATGGTGAGCGAAGTAATGGCGTTGACGTTGACCGTGGCGAGATTGGCAATGGCCTGCGTCGTCGTGCGGACAGACGTATTCGACTGGACAACCTCAACCTGCTCACTGCCAGTCAGTGCAATGGCTGACGGGAGGTTTGGAATGGTGATGTTAGCCATTTTACGGTCCCGTTTGAGGTATCTGGGCGTAGTTATACGGCAATCCGACCAAGGCGGTAATAATATTCGTCGTATTGGTCAGAAGCGACCCAGATGGAATAGCAGAATAGGTCGAGTAAGTGAAGGCTGTAGCTGAAGTCACGGTTACTGAATAGAATCCATCGGCATTATTGATCGAAAGACCTTCGATGGATACTTGGCTATTGTTTGACAGGCCATGCGCTGAACTGCATGTGACGGAAACCGTGGTCGTGCCATTCGAAATAACCGAAAGGGCAGGTATCTTGGCTCCATACGTCACCGTGCCGACAAGGGGCATCACCGCGCCCTGCTCAAGACCATTCGGGTTGCCGATCACCTGCGTTGTCGCGTTGTTACCGTCCTGGGTGACGATGTTTACCGCAGGTGGGATAGGTATGCCGGTGATAGGGTCATACACAGTCGGCGCGGATGCCGTCCTGTAATCAGTTTCATCCACCGAATAAGGCTCAACACGCGCGTTGATGATGGGCGTAGGGTCTGCCGGCACAATGATGGCGCGTAATTGCTCTTGCGGAGTATCATAGCAGCGGTTGCAAACCAGAAAACGCAGGTTTTGCAGCGTGGAACCGCGCCAATCAAACTGCCACTTGAGGTTTACGTGGTTGTAGAGGAAGCCACACCGGTCACAGATGGCAAAGGCGCGGGGGTTGCGGGCGCTTACCCTCGCCCTGCCATGTGGCCTCATCTGTAATAACTTTCTACTAAAGAATTTCTTTTAGAGCAATTTTCAAATGCCGTAATCACTTGCAGGTTCCAAGGGACGTGCAATCCAGCAACGCCTTCCCCTCGAAGTGGGATAATATGGTCAACGTGATGTTTAATGCCAGTTTGAATATTCAAAGCCACAGCAATCTCATAATGTTCTTCTATTTGTGCCTTTTGAATTGCAGTTAACCAATTTGGCATAGCGCGCATTTTTTGCGTTTGTCTTGCGCACACTTTAGCCACACCCCTAGCTGGGTTTTTTTGATACCAAATCCTTTTGCGTGTGGTTTCCCAAAGGCGATGTATAGGACATTGACGCCTATTCTTTGAGCGCACTTTAGATTCTTGGATTATTTTATCTTTGTTAGCATAATAGTATTCTTTTGATTTTTGTTTTTTGCCCGTAGAATGGTTTGCATAGCGCGCGTTTTCTCTGTTTCTATGTTTTTTAGCGCCTTCGACAGTGGAGCGATTTTTACGAACGCTCTCGCAGTTGCATTTTTTACACCAATAACTAATGCCGTCTTTACGTTGTCTCGCAACGCCAAAAGCGGATAAATCTAAATTTTTATCGCATTTTGAGCAGTGCCTTAACATTATCTATAATATCCCTGTATCTGCGGACTGATGTATGTCGCTGCGTTTTCCACGTTCTGTTCGGCAGCGATATTATACGCTTCGTCAGCAATCGGCTTCAGCATCGGGACTTTGTCGGGCGACCAGATCAAGGCAAGGCGGAATGCCAAGGCATAGGCAAACGCTTCCATCCACAAGTAAGGCACATCCACCGTTTGACCAGACGTGAAGTTGGCGTCTTGGATTTGGCGCAACCGGTAGTAGCTGAACGACACCTCATTGCCATCTGGGACAGGCCACAGCGTCACGGTGGGTGCCAGTAGGCGGTCGAACCAAAAAGTTGTAGGCCAACCTTGCTGGGTCTTATTTGGGTAGCTGGCGTATTCAGTGCGGCTTACCGGCATGATGATGCGGTCAATAGCCGTAGTTCCTGATCCGGTCGTTACATAACCATCCAGGATCATCACCGTGCTTGGGTCAACGGCATACGTTGAAACCCCCTGCACCAGCGGCGTTGTGACAAGATCAACCTGCCACAAGTTCACGCCGCGATTAGAGAACGACGCAGCCACCATGTTGGCCGCCATGCGAGCCGATTCCATGTGTTCCTGCAACAGCGACGTGTTGCGAAGTCCACACAGATTGAAGGCGTAGAGCGTGATTTCGCCCAGCGACGGATTGAAATTATATGTGCCGCTGGTGGTCATAGTTGATCCTTATAGGGTGCCGTCATTCAGGACCAGCACGCCACCGATGTTCACGCCAACGACAGCAGCCGTGGCCGCGCTGGAGGCGATTTGCCACCTGATGTCGGTGCCAGGGGCATACGCGAACGGGAAGTGGCGCTGAACTTCGTAGAAGGTGTTGAACGGCGACTGTAGGATGATGCGCTGCACACCGGATGGTAAGTTGATGATGGCCCGGTAGGTCGTATAGTTCACGCTGTTGCCGTTGAAGGACGAATATGCGCTAAACTGATAGCCATACATCGAGTAGCCGGCAGGGACGGTGTAGACAGCCATCTGCGACGTGCCGACGCTGCTCGTCACACCATTGATGGTCGCCGTGTTGATCTGAGCGTAGATCACCGTGCCGCCCGTATTGGATAGCGTAATCACGCCAGAAGGATTGGTCGCACTGCCCGAGGAAACAGAGATATTGTTAATGCGGAAGTATTGGTTAACCGTCGGCACATTGGTCGTGCCATTCAGAACAAGAACTTCGGAAATGGCGTTGTAGTTTGCATCCAGGCCGGAGATCGTAATCGAAGCGGTATCGCCGGCCACGGTGCTGACAAGGTTCATGGTGATGGCAGAGGTCGGAAACACGTAGTCCGTAGTGGACATGTTTTCCCAAGCCGTGCGGAACAGGCCTGCGGTTGCCGGAGTCGTGCCATATCCGAAAACATTCAGCGATGAATGGCCCGTAATCTGACCACGCGACACCTGAAGTTCGAAAGGCTCATAACGACCAGCGCGGGTGATGGATTGGTTGACGACGCCGACCATGATTTATTCCTTTAACACTTCACATCCCAGCGTTTCAGCGCGAGATTGATCCTGCTATTCGGATCGTGCGCCGTCTTCGCTGAAGTGAGTTTTTCTTTCATGCCGCACATGCGTGTGCGAAAATTATCACGGCGTTGCGCCGATTCTGGGCTGTGCTTGGCTTCAGAAGCCGTAACCGGGCGCTTGATGTTGTGGCCTTCAGCCTTCAGTGAGGCCCGCCCGCGTTCATTAAGACCGCCAGCCGGGTTCTTGCCCTCTTTGCGTGTCCAAGCGCCTGACATGGCTTTCTCCAAATGGTTTACGGGGGCACTAGGCCCCCGCATACCTTTTGTTAGTCCATCGTTTCCGGCTCAAGGTGACGGCCCTTAGCGGCCTCACCATGGCGAGCAGAAGTGAACGGGCTAGTATCGGACGAGGCGCGGCCACCGGACTTGCGCGGCTTGCGACCGGCATGGTGCTTCGCGTGTTCGCCCTCAACGTGGCCGACATGCTTCATGTGATGAAGCTTGCCACCGTGCTTGCGCTTGGCGCGACCACCGTGCTTCTTTTCGTGCATGGCTTCCGCCTCGCCGAAAATATTGTGGGCGTTGTGGCGGTGCTCCGGCTTGTCCTTGAGGTCTTTCTCGGCTTCGTTGTAGCCGTAGGTAGCAGCCTCGTGGCCCTTGCCGGTGCCGACGATGTTGTCCTCAACCTTCCCGCCAGCCTTGCGCGCCTTGCGAGCATGATGGACACCATGGTGCGCCAGTTCATGCACGCCGTGGTGAGCGGTGTGATGGGCGACGTGGTGAGCGGAATGCTTCACGCCGTGATGCTCTTTATGACCCTTCATGGGTGCCTCCTATTACGACGCGAGGTTGATGCCCTGAACGTAAAATACGCTCAGGGTGACGACGGCAGACCCAGTCGCGCCGAATGTGACAACGATCTGCACGTCGGTGTTGCCGACGTTGTCCCAGTTGCCAATCTGCGTGGAACCGGTCCCAGGCACGATGGTGATCTGACCAGCAGTGGCAACGCTTACGGCACCAGCGGTGGTGAAAGCGGTTGCGCTTGCGCTGGAACCGATACCCATGGTGCCGGCAGATTGGGTTGTGGTCACCATGGCATAGATGTCAGTGATCTGACTCTGCGCCGGGATAACGATGTTGGTCGTCACAGCCGTGCCGCCAGAACCGGGCTGCTTCACGACAACCGACTGCACCATGCTGGCATAGCCGAGGTTCGCCGCACCGGTCGTTTCGCCGACACCGGCAAGGGTGCCGGAACCATCGCTCGCCACGACGTTGCCAGCCACAAGGGGGCCAGTAAAGGTCGAAGCCGGCCAGATCGGGCTTCCGTTGGCGTTCGGATAAACGCCGCCATTAATATCCATGGTCAGGCTCCTTTCGGCATACTTGTTCGTTCATCATTAGGCAGCTTCCTTTTGACTGTGCCGGTCCAGGTAATCGGCGGCGGCACGGAGGACTTTGGAGTTATCTTTGGCTTCACCAAGGATATGATTGCAGGAGTTGCAGAGAAGATTACGAATGGCTCCAGTAGCATGATCGTGATCTACAGAAAGATCACGGGTTCGACTGTCGCTATCTTTAGTCTTACGCCCCGGCAACTTGGAAGTTTCTTTCAGGCCGCAAATAGCACAAACGCCACCCTGTCGGGCATGCATTTCTGCATATTCTGTGTAAGAAATCCCATAAGAACGGGCCAAACCATAATGACGCGCTTGTTCGGTGTTCATTTTGTAGCTGGTTTTACCATCCTTACCTGTAATCCGTATCGCTTTGTGTTCCGCAATCTTCAGGTTTGGAGCCCGAAGATTGTCTGGATTTTCATCAATGAAGAAAACCGAACGATCCGGCCATTCTTTTGTCAGGAACAGCCATGCAACTTGAGCGCCAGACATTTTTCGACCACGATAGGTGATCGAAAGATAATCCTTGCCATTTTGCATGCGTTGCCGAACGCCAGCCAGACCGCCAGCCAACGCCCTGGAGCTAACTGACACTTTCCAGGTGAACTCACCTGTCAGCGGGTCGTAATCCAGAACTTTTGCTAAGTCTTCGTAAGTGAAGTCTACAGCCTTCGCCATGTCATATCCTTCCATCGCCAAGATTGGCGACGGAGAATGTAGACTGACTGACGAAGGCTGTAAATACCCCATTATACTTTAGACTTTCGGCTAACTCATTGAAACCAAAGGCTACGAGGTCGGGAAGCTACCCCAGATGGAACGCCAATTGTAGTAACCAAAACTATAACGTTCATAGCCTTTCACCAAGAGGTTGTCTGTGACAAAATCGACCTGCATGTCCGTTTCGAACTTGACACGTTCCATGTAGGACAAACCGTCGATGTTCGTCAGCAGGAACCAAGCATACGGCGACGTCAAGTAGTCGTTGATCATGTAACCTTCCGGCAAGCCGCCGGCAGTGGTCAAGATCGCGTTGACGTCGTTGTCGGCGGTGCCGGGGCGAAGTTCCGTCTTGGTCAGACGGACCGCAACCGGCTCCAACTGCGGCGGCACAACCAGCTTGCGGCCACGGGCGAAGACCTTCAGGCCAGCCATGTCCTTGAAGTTGGTGCGGATGCTGATCATGCCGTTCAGCAGGGTCGCCTCGTTCAAGTCAACGTCAGTCGTCGGGCGGTTCGCAATGGTGCTGCCGTCAATCGGATGCGCCGTGGAACACAGAGCCACACCGTCACCGCCGACGTTGGCGTTGTAGGTGGTGGCGGTGTTCAGGATGTTCGCGCCGTAGATTTCCTTGGTCTGCTGAAAGGATTCAATCAGGCCGAGGTTCGACGGATGGAACTGGGTCTTGTAGAGGTTGTCGTCCACCGCCTTGCGGGTGATGGCGTAACCAAGGGCAATTTCAGAATGCTCTTGGTTGTAGATAAACCGTTCACCAGCGCCGTTGTCGAAGGAGGTCTGGCCACCTTCAGTCTTCAACTGCGCGAGGCCGAGGAACCGCATTTCGGCGGTGCGTTCGAGAGCCAGTTTCGAGTCGTGCTTCGTGAAAATCCGGTCGTATTGCGACGGGATCATCTCGTATTTGCCTTCAATGCCACGCAAGCCCGGCAGGAGAAGGTCTTTAATCGCTGAAAGATTGACAGCCATTGGTGCCTACTCCCTGTTAGATGCCGGCCACGCCAGACTTCGTCGCCATCGTATTGAAGGCAACAACAATCCGGTTGTAGGCAGAGGTGAAGTCATTGCCGTTGATGCTCTGGAGCGGGTTGGACCCGTCGGGAGTGTAGTTGGCAAGGGCGATGACGCGGAACGGCAGAGTGGCGCTGGTGCCGCCCGGCGTGGTCAGCGTGTATTGGTCGGCGTAGGCGGTGGACAGGCCGGTGGACACGTTGCCCGGCGTGGTGCCGAGGGTGTTCGTGTTCGATCCGGTGCCGGTGCCGTAGGCGAAGCCGATGTTCTGGCCGATGGCAGAAACGCCAACCGCAGTGGCAGTCGTGTTGCTGTTGGCAGTCTGAACAAGGAACTGAGCGTTCGGGTCCGTGATGACGTAGGCAGTCACCGCAGCGGCAGTGTTCACGTCACCAACGCCAGGGAAGTAGTTCGACCAAACGGTGCGCTTGTTCGACACCGACAGGTATTTGCAGCCGGCAAAGATGCCGATCATGCTACCAGCGGCGGCGGCATTGGCCGAGGTGGTGCTGTTGGTGCCGACCTGACAGATGTAGCCCGTCGAAAGCTGCGCCACTGGATCACCCGAGAAAATCTGCGGGTTGGTAGAGTTGGTGGACGAAATCGCAAGCTGCACTTGCTCATAGGTCGGGGACGAACCGGTCCCAGAATACTGCGAAAAACCGAAAGGCGCGTTTGTATTCGCCATGACGGGTTCTCCTTCATAAAAGGAGGCTCCATCATCGCACACCGGGGCGATGGGAAACCGGGTGATAACTAATACCAAACACCCCGAGGTATTTGGGAGGGATAAACCCTGCTGCTCGTCAACATACACAAGTCAAAAAGCAAATAAAAGGGCTTTTTACGGCCCTTTTACTTCGTGTGCTCTTACTCGTCGGCAGGAATGGCAATAGGCGAGTAGCTTTTGTTGATTTTCGATCGAACCTGGGCATGATCGCGCCCGAATTGACCGTCAGGTGCGGAGTTGAGTTGCTCCTCCTTCTTCCGAACCTGATTGCGCGCCTCCTTGTTTTCGATCTGGCGCACTTCGTCAGTGATTTCCTTCGGTCGTTCCATCAGGACCATGCCCTTGCGAGACACAACGCCCTTGGAACCGATGGGCATCATTTCAGGGTGTCTGCTTGCATCGACGGCTTCCCACCCCTTGCGAGCCAAGGCGACTTGATACGCGGGGTCTTCCTGGCCGAGGATGGTGTTGCGCTTCCATTCATACGTCCAGCCGTCAGGGACGAGGTGCGGCGGGATAAAGAACTCGTCAGTTCCTTCATCCATGTCGCCAATGTTGCCGCGCAGTTCGGCGGCGCGACGTGCGGCGCGTGCGCGGGGGTCTTCGTCACGCATAGCCTGTCGCATGGCAGCACGTTGCGGCGCGTCGGGAACCTTGATGTCGGTCACAACCGGTGCGTCGGCAGTCTCAGGTGTTTCAAGCGCCTGTTGTAGGACGCTTTTGGGCGCGGATTTCATCGCACGCCGTGTAATTGAACCACTCATGTTCTATCCTTTCAGTGGATTTTGCCTTCACGCTTCAGCTTCAGCTTTTCTTTCCCGTATTCTTCGGGCGTCATCTTCATCATGCTCGCCATTTCGCGTTCTTCGGCGCTCAGGCGGACGACCGTTTGCCGGTCGCTGGATGATTGACGACTGACGGGTGCCGCTGCCGGCGCTGCGTTGGGCGAAACACGCTGTTGCGTGACTTTTGCGGTCTGTTCCATGGGTGTTTCAGCCTGGGTGGCTGCCGCGCCACGGTTGATCTTCAGGGCGCTTTCGACCTCGGCAAAGTATGCGTCAGTGTCCGGCTGGATGCCGTCTGCAACAGCAAGGTTGTGTGCGTTGATCATCTTGTTGAACAGGCGCTGATCACGCGCGAACTCAGGATGACGCCGGATCCACTCGGCAGAGCGAGGGGTAAGCTGCGATGCTAGCGCCTCGACCGGGTCTGCGGGTTGCTGTCGCGGCGGTTCCTGCCTGGGCGCAGCTTCCATCGCCGCCTTGCCGTTCTCCAGTTGCAGGCGCTTGGCTTCGTTGGAGGCCATTTCCTGCTGGATTTCGGCTGCACGCCCATAGTCACCTGCCTGCATCGCTTCAGCGTAGTGCGACTTCAGAATGCCGGTGTTCGTGTTGACCGTATAGATGGCGTTGTTGATCAACTGAAGGTCAGTGTCGGCCTTTTCGTTGCGCGCTGCATATTCACGGCTCTGGGCCTCGTGAATGCGGCGCTCGGCGTTGATACGAGCCTGCTTTTCAGCTTCAAGTTGCTGTTTTAGCTGCTCAATACTGGCATTGAAGTCGGTTTCAGGCTCGTTTGTGTCTGCAACCTGAATTTCAACGCCTTCTTTCGGCGTTTCTTCAACAACGACGCCATCAATATTATTTTCGTCTGCCATGTTGATGCCCCCTTATTACCAAACTTGGTCAGGCGCTTGAATGCGACCACGGATATTCGTGTCATCAAGCATGCGACAGACGACGTTGTTGATTGTCACGCTCCACCCGTCGGAGGGGCGGAAGAACACCCAGTCGTCAAGGCTGATGTCGATGCCTTCAAACCAGTTGTTTGACGGGTCAACGAAGGCTTGCGGGCCTTTCTTCAGCACCAGACCGACCTTGCCCTGGATTTTGTCTTCGTCGCGGGTGCCGCTGGTCAGATAGATGCCGCTCTTGGTCTTTTCAGGCCGCATATAGACAGCAACAAGCACCTGATTGTTGAAAACTTCGACGTTATTGACGTTACCGACCTCCTTTTTCAAGGCTTGCTTAGGGTCGGTTGAATGCTCCATCACCATGAAGGGCATATTGTTCTCCATTACTTGCGTTGGTTAAGTATTGGACAGCAGCTTGTTTGCTTCATCGCATAAATCAAGGGCTGTTCTTAGGCCGGTAATAATTCCGACCTCTTTTTGGTAATCTAATGCGTGGCCGAAGGACAAATCGTCTTTGCGTCTTTCGATAGTTTCAATCAGTAATTTACGCAATTCCTTCTCAAAAAGCATGTTGTATGTGAGCATTTACTTGGTCCTGGAATACAAAACGGGCAGTAACACATCTATGTTACCGCCCGCCAAGTATTAATGCAAATCAGGCCGAAGAATTACTTCCGGTGACCGTATTCCTTGATCTTTTCAAGGCGTCCTTTGCCGCCACCTGCGCCGAACTCCATCTTGGCTTCAGCAACGCGACCACCGGTCTTGCGCCCCATCATCGGAGGCATGCCGCCAGGAGGCGGTGCGCCGGCACCCGGAGGAGGCATCATCGGCGGCATACCGCCAGGAGGCATACCCATAGGAGCGCCAGCGCCTGGAGGAGGCGGAACAGCAACCGGCATAGCGGGAGGACGCGGAGGCATGGTCGGCGGCTGACCGCCACCCATCTGGTTATCCATGCCCTTGCCGGTGCCGATAATGATGTTGATGTTGGTCTTGCCCTTGGTGCGACCACCATCCTTGCGAGCCATGCGCCCACCGGTCGGACGAGTGCCCTCCAGAGCGCCGTCAGACACGCTCAGGCTGCCACCACGCTTCTTGGCGACACCACCATGGCATTCATGGCAACGGCACCCAGGACCATGCTCGGCCTTGCCACCGCGTTTGCGAGGCTGACCGGTCCACAGGGCATTCGGGTCATTCGGATCGGGGCGCGTGTCCAGATCAGGATAGGTTTCACGCCGACGCTGTTTGCCGCCACCGGCCTTAATGATGGCAGCAAGGGCGGCTAGATCCGGTTTCTGCGATGCAGGTGCCAGATACGGTTTATCGCCCGCACCCGTCCCCATAGCTTCGCCGCCATCATACTTGTGCGCCCGACCACCGGTAGCCTTGCCGGTCAGGGCATTCCCCTTCACCATCTTCTTCACCAGGGCGCGGTCTTCGCGTTCGTCGGGGTGTTCGGCTTTCCCGCCACGCTTCATCGGGCCAACGCCCGGACGCATCGGCATACCCTGACCGCCGGCCATTTTTGCTTTCATCAACGCGAGGACGCGCGGGTCCATGCTGCCGGCGTTGGGCGCACCCATCATCGGCCCGCCGACCATTTTATGCGCCCGTCCGCCCTTGTTGAACCCGCCGACATGCTTGCTGCCATCACGCTCGGCGTTGGCTTCTTTGGCGTTGCGGTTGATCAGGCTGTCAGCAGACAGGGCCTTACCACCTGACTTGCGCGGCTTGCGACCAGCGTGGCGTTTGGCGTGTTCGCCATGAACAGCGCCGACAACCTTACCGCCCTTCTTGAACTGCCGGCGCGAGATCGGTCGCATGCCGGTCTTTACGTCAGCGTCAAGGGCGTCTGGCGGCGTGTAGCCGGATGCATCAACTTTCGCCCCCTGCGGGTCGGTTCGGGTGATCCGGTGTGCTTTAGCGCGTGCGCGATCAGTTGCTTGCGACATGTCTTCGTTCTCCTACCGGCGTCCCGACGTTTGTTTAACACAAATACCATATAGCTTTGGCGATATCATCTTTTTATTGCTTTGCGTGCAATGGATAGTGCGTGGGTTATGGCATTCCCGCCACTAGAAAAGCTTTCAACGTTTTTGCCGCGCACCTCAGGTATCGTAAATGGTTTTTTCTCCACAAGAGGCATACCGAATTTAACCCGCGATTTGTTGGTTTCGGCAATTCTATCGTCGTAATTTACTATAGGTTGCGGGTCATACCCCCATTCATGATGACTGTCGCCGGAAGTATATAAATCTTTTGCTTTTACTGTTTTTTTTAATATTTTATAATTTCCATTTAAAGCCGAATCGCCGTGATCTTTTGCATACTGAGGATGAAGGGTAACCCAATCGCCTGGATTAATGTCTGTTATAGTTTTATCTTTGGGAACTGCTCTATATACAGTATGCCTTGAATGAGGCTTTCCTTTTGCTTCAGACAATATATTAAATGCTTGCCTGTCATAACTATTTCCTTGTTCTCCGTAATAACGGAATCCATTGGGGCCATAAACATCGGGTGGATAAACGCCGGTTACATCATGCAATGGCGAACCGTCATCTTTGCTGGGAGCTTTGTGTTCGCCTTGATATTCACCAACATCCCCGCCGCCATTAGCGTGCGTCACGCTATCGCCGAACCACTGGCTAAAATTGGGATTGCTGGTGACGTCGCCACCGTCGGCCTTGTGGATGGCTTTCTGCTTAGGATCGAACGCACCGCTATTGCCAATGGCAGATTTGATCTGCGTTGGATGCCGCAGCATGACGGCAAGATTGCCCTTCAGCGACGAAGGCATCCAAGAGTCATGCCCGGCTGCGCGCAACTGGTCAAACCAGTCTGACTGCGCCTTTTTGTAGTTTTGCGCCCGGCTTAGAGCCTCTGGCCGCTCTCCAGTGTATGGATTTTCTGCCTTCAAATACGCCGGAATAACCCGGCTTGCGGTGTTTGTCGGCTGGAATCTGCCGTTCTCCCACACATGCCCTTGGCTGTCATTGCTCTCGGCGTATTGACTGGCTTCATGAGGATCGGTCGTAAACCATGCACCATGCCGACCTACGTTAAATGACGTGAAGTCCTTATCTTTCGACGTGCCTGTATAGTATGTGCGCGGGACGCCATTATCGTGCGTCACGCTATTGCCGAACCACTGGCTAAAATTGGGATTGCTGGTGACGTCGCCACCGTCGGCAAACCCAGGCCGGCGCGGCAAGTCAGCAACGCCATGTGCGTCATTGATCGCCTTCACCTCGTCATCGCCTAGGACGCGATTGACTTTCATGCCACCGCTGATGAGCCAATTACCGGACATATTCGGATTGGTTTTGTAGCGGTAGAAGCCACCATGCGGGACTTGGTCCGTAATGTGGGCGGTGTTGGGGATAGGTTCGCCTTTGGCGTTCATGCGTGCGCGGCTATTAGCCAATGACTGCCAATCGACGTCTGCCGGATGCTCAACTTCAGCCCACACATGGTTTGACGGTCGCGTGTCTGGCGCTTTCAGGTCCGCATGCGACTTGGCACCAATGTGCGTGGCTACAGGAAGGTCGCCAGAGTGCCAGCCAGGACGGTATGCCAGATCGCCAAGGGTAGACTTTACACGCCCTTGTGACTTGCCTTGCGGCCCTTCTTCGGCAGTCAGCCACTGACCAACAGGAACCGGCTTATTAGCGTTCACAAACAGCGGATACAGCTTGCCGTTTTTCGTCTTGAACAGCTTGTATGCCTTCACCGTCTTCTGCGGTTCCGGCATGTCGCCAACGTCGCCACCGTCGGCATATCCATCGGGGATCGCGGTATGCTCATCACCCATACCGGTGACATGCACACCAGGGATCATGGAAGCCGGATGTGGCGGCTTTGGGTGGTCGCCGGTAGGTAGTGGCCCAATCTCCTTAGCAAGCCCCTTGGCGACCATTGTAGCGCGTCGGATGGCTTTGTCTGGGGATTGCATCATTGCTGTTCAGCTTGCTTTGCGATGGGGGCGGCAATCGGTGCCGCCTGGGGATGCAAGGCGATGTCGCGCGCCAGTTCGAGTAGCTGGATTTTTTCGTGGCTGGCACGGTCGGCGGCGCGGTTGCGGTCTTCCTGCATGACGTCATCTTGTTGAATGCCGAGGGCGTGACGCTTCGTCTGCGCGTCCATCAACTTCGCCCTTGCCGTCATCAGATCGACAGGCGTGTCCACCTGCTGTTGCTGAACATCATGCGGCGCGCTCGCTTGGTGTTGCGCCTTCAGCATGTCCGCCTGGGCCTTCAGCGTCTGTGCGTCGGCCTGCTGCTTCTTGACCTGCATTTCCGCCATCTGCTTCTGCATTTCCGGCGGTGGCGCAGCCTGGGCAGACGGAGGAGCCATGAACTGGTCTGGGTTGGAGAAGCCGAGGGCCTGGATGCACGCACGATCAATAGCAATCGGGTCATACATCGTCGGGTTAGAAGCCTGTAGCTGCTTCAGCGCGGCAAGCTTCATCATACGCTGCGCTGCACTGGCTGTGTTCGGGTCTGCCTGGGGCGACAGTTCGTTGTCCTCTAGCGCCTTCAGGAACACCTTCTCGTCCCACGTATATGCGGGTGTCTTGTTACGCTGCCAGAAGCTGTTCGGGTTTTCCTTGAAGCAACGTGCAAGCAACCGAAATTCCTCGGCCTGCGATGCGTGCATGCGCTTGTGGACACTGTTCAGCACCTTCGCGGCCTGTTCGATCATCGCCAGGGTGGTGCCGACAGGCGCGTCTGCGCGTCCTTCACCGACCTGCTGCTCAGACGTGCCGCCGATCCGCATACCCGTCGTGGCGATGTCATTAACCAGCGCCATCAAGGCTTGCGATGGTTCTTTATACGGGAGAGGCATGATGGCCTGATTAATGGGCATGCCACCGGTTTTGACCGGAGCGCCACCACCCGGCGGAACGCGGAAAATGTTAGTGTTTTGACGCGCGCCAGTATCCGCGAACAGAAAGCCAGGGAAATTAGAATACATCCCAGCATCAAGCAACTCACGCCAAGCAGCAGTAATAGCGTTGGTAGTATTACCAAGTATATGCAGTAATCCAATGTCGTAGAAGCCGAAGCCAGGAACGAATGTATACTTGACGAAATTAGCACGCGGGTCAGGAAGTTCTTCGTCGTTCTTGTCGTAGTTTCGAACAATAGACAGGATTTGCTTCGAAGATACGTCAATAGTGACGCGATACGGGACTTCCAAGCCACTGATTTTGCCCTTGTATTTGTGTTCGTAGCCGACGATATCGAGTTCGCAATAAATCTCGTAAATTTCGCGGTCGCGGTCGTCAGGGTTCTTGGTTTCGGAACTGATGCCCTGCTGTGCGTCCTTCTCCTCCTTGACGGCATCAAGCTTAGGCGCGGCAGCCTGCGACAATTCGGTGTCGCGGTAGACGCCCATGATTTGCAGTCGCTTGACCGTCGATGGCTTCATCGAAACGCGGTGCGTGATGCGCCGGGCGTTCTGGAGGTCGGATGCGTTGTTGCTGACGATCAGATCGTCGGCGTCAACAGTCTCGCTCACAGGCCGGTTGCGCAATGGACAAAAATAGACCTTCTTGAACGCTGTGCCGCCGAAGCCAAGCAACAGCAGCATGCGGTCGGTGTCGGGATAGTATTCCGTCGCCGTGCTGGTGAGGTAGTGGTTAAAGTCCTTTTCCAGCGCGTCGGCCAACTGGTCCTGTTCGGCGGTGCTGCCGTTGCTGTCGTCCCTGATCTTGACCGGTCCATCGGTGGGCAGCATTTCCGAACGCGCGTTCGCCTGGAAGCGGAGGACAGCCTCCAGAAGCAGCGGGTGACGGACACGGGACATACCCTCGACAGGAGCGCCGTCAGACGCGCCGGCAAGGTTGGGTATCTCCACCTTCAGACCGAGAAGCTTAATGCCCTGTGCGCGGTCCTCAATCCATTCCTGTCGGGTTTCAAGGTCGTCCTCTACGCCGCGTAGCAGTTCGCTGCTGATGCGGCTTAGTTCGAGGTCGCTGATGTCCTCGGCCAGATTGTCGAACCAGCCCTTCGGACCACGGCTTTCGGCCTCGTCAATGGGCTTTCCGTCTAAGCTGACGGTGATCGAACCATCAGGGTGTTCAATGCGTAGGATCGCACCCTTGTCGTCATATTCCGGCGTATCCTGCTGCTCGTCGTCGTCTGCCACCACCACGTCCATCGGTGCAGGCTGCAAACCCGGTTCGGGTTCAGACAGCCGGATGTTCGGTGATAGGCCAGGAACGAGCGACATATGCTACCTCATGAGTGCGCCGTGTTCGGCAATAAAGCGTTCGATGGCTTCTTGCGCGGCATAATTATCAGCGATTGCTTTTACTGTATACGTCGCAGTAATTCCAGCCAAATCAGGCGACCATACTTCCACGGTGAAAGAACCGTCGCCATTGTCTTCAAGTGCCGCTTGGCATTTTAGCATGATTACACCGGATATAGAGGTTGTGGCGGTTTGCCTTGATGCCGGTTTGCTGCGTTCAACTCCGCAATACGCTCGGGGCTGCGGACAAGCAAGCCGAGGTCGCGCAGGTGACGGAGCGCCATGCTGACGGTATCGACAATGTCGTCATGTCGCCCTTTGGGGAACTGACCGACCTGGGTGATGACCATATCTGCCCAGGCAAGATCAGGCGCGTATACCATGCCTTCGGAGAACAAAGCCTGCACGCTGTAGAGGCGCGCTAGCTTGTCCTGCGCCTTCGGATCGACCAACTGAACGGCGAAGTCTTCGTGGCCATACATGCGGCGCATCTCCTGCGACACACTGATGCCAGACGCCTTGTTTTCGATCAGCAGCTTGTCAACCTTCAGCGTCCGGCAGGTCTTTGCTACCTTTTCCACGAGGTCATGTAATTCCAGACGTTCCTGCCAAGCCGTCATCAGCATGACCTTAGGCAGACCGTCGATGGTGCCGGTGCCTGACAATGCCTCGGCGTTTGCGCCATACCGATTGACCGTGCGGGTGGCGCGGGTGTCGGTTGATCCATACCATACGCCCCAGACCGTCAGGGCGCTGAAGTCATTCTCTTGCTTCGTGGTGTATGCGGTGTCCAGGCTGGCGATGATGAAATCGAACGGCGGGAAAGCTTCGTCAGGCCAGAGGTTCCACCACTCTCGCTTGATCACGCCGCCACCAGCCGGTTCAGGGCGCTGCTGTAGCTGGCCGGCTGTAGCCCATGGCCCTAGGGTCTTCTCAAGCAGCCTGACCTGCTCCTCGTCGAACCGCTCTGGCCACAACAGTTCCCCTGGCGTCTCGCGCGGGTCTTTCCATTGGATCGGAATGCCATCATCGGTCGCCCAGGCGGGCACCAGGGTGGTGTGGAATGACCGGTCTGGTTCGTATCGCATCGGTAGGCAGAGGTGCTGCCAGTCGCCAACACCGCGCTCTAGGACGTGTCCGCTGATGTCCTGCTCCGACAGGCGCTGCGCGATGACGATGCGGCAACCGAAACCGGGCTTCGAATTGTTCAGACGATTATACCACGCCATGTCCCACCACTCGATGGTAGACTTGATAATGGCTTCGCTGTTCGCCTCGGCGCTGTTGTTGAGGTCGTCGCCAATCAGGTAGGAGCCGCCAAGTCCGGTCGTGGCACCACCGACAGACACTGTGTTGCGTATGCCGTTCTTGTCGTTCTGAAATCTCTGCTTGGTGTTGGTATCGCCGGTCAGCTTAAACCGGCCTCCCCAACGCCGCTGATACCAGTCGGATTGGATGAGCGTGCGGCACTTAACGCTATCTTGCAGCGATAGCGCCATGGCGTAACCGGCGTGGAGGAATTGCACACCGGGACCAGACAGCGACGTGTTTGCTTGCTGCGCCCAAACCCAGGCAGGGAACATAACGCCGCAAACCGTCGATTTGCTAAATCGCGGCGGAATATTAATAAGCAGGTTGTTAATATATCCGTCCGCGCAAGCTTCTAAGTGTTCGCAAACAGCTTGTAGCGCGTAACCGCCAGTAGCAAACTCTGCGCTGTCAATATGAGGCCAAGCGGCAACAGTAAAGTCATACAGCGATGCTTCCAGTTCGCACCGCTCTATTTCAAGTAACGCCTCATCTATATCAACGTTACTGTCGCCATACTTGATTATCATTATGTTTTTCTGGCTTTTCGCGCAGCACGAGATTGCCGAACGATATCATTCCACATTTCTTCTTTTTTATCGAAGGAGATACCTTCTTGGCGCAAATAGTTTCGAAGGGCCTTTGTGCATATTTGCCCAATCCGCGAGTCTGTCAATTTATGCATTTTCGCTAATTCGGTCTGGGTGTATCCCTGTTTATATTGCTCCAAAATAGCATGATAGCGCGCTATGCTTTTCTTCCGGTTCTCCGCCTCTAATGAAGCGCGCGAGGGCTTAACTGTCACGCCTTGACGAAGCTGAACACCGTGCTTGCCAAGCACTTCTATTAATTCAGCCCGTGTTATTCTACCCAATCCATACACATTAAGTAATTCAGCAGCAGAATACTTTTCCAGTTCTTCTGTTGTCTTGATTCCCATCCAAGTAATTAAGCAATTACGCGCCCTAGTAGACAGTTCTAGTTCGTCGATGTCCATCTTCTTTGTCCTATACTGTTTGTTTACTTGTTCTGTTCTTTAGCAGCCAATAAAGCCTGCTTTAACGCATCCCGCGCATGAGCATCCAGTGAACTCGCGTCAATACTCGCAACCTGCTGTGTCTGTATTGGCGCACCATTTGGTCCGCTCACCTCAGTCTTGTTCACATCGCCGTAAGTATTTCGGTTCAGTTTACTTGCCAGCCACTTGCGCGTGTCTACCATTACACGCTTTTGGTCTGACGGAATACTGTTGTCGTCTGAAATTGCAATCAGTTGGTCTACGTAAAACGACTGTTGGTCTTCACGAGCGCGTGTATACATCAAACTAAATTCAGGGTGAACACGCAACCAATTATACACCGTTTGTAGCGTTGGAACGCATTCGTGTTCCATTGCTATTTTATACAACGACTTGCCCACCGCAATTTCAGAGCAAATCAGTTCAGCAACTTTCACGTCATAGGTTGACGGATTGCCATTATTCGCCCGGCCATCCTTCTTCTTCGGTTGTTCGGCAGCCAGATCGGTCGTGCGCAGGACGACAGCCGGCGGTGCTTTACCTGAACCCTTACCCTTGACAGCCATCACATGCTCCAAAAAAACGGTGGTTGATATATACATCAATCACCGCCCTTTTTCTACTGCTTCGGTTTTTTGGCCTTCCAAGCCGCCTTGATCTGCTCCCATGTGGCCGGGTTCTTCGGCGGGGGTAACTTGCGCGCTGCGGCCAGGAAACTGTCACCAGGGCGCCTGATGGCAGTTTCGTGGTAATCCTTGGTCGCCATGCTTTCCTACATCCCCAGGTTGCGGCGGTAGAGGTCCAGAAGGGCCTGCTCCTCCTCAACGTCAGCCTGCTCGCGCTTGCGGTCGGCGATCAGCCGGCGAAGCACCCTCTTGTCGAATCCGGCGCTGGAAGCTTCGGTGTAGATATCTTTGATATCGGATGCGAGGGATTTCCGATCACTTTCTAAATTTTCGATGCGTTCGATGATGCTGCGCAGGCGTTCGGTGGAAATGTTGTGGCCGATTTCAGACATTTTTCTTCTCCTGTTCGAGCAAGTCATGCAACGTGTGCCGCATGATGATTTGTGCTGCATTCAGCGTTTTAGTCGGGGTATCGCTTTCGCTGGCAAGCACGGCTGTCAGCGTAGACAGCCCGAAAATAACCTCACCTAGCTGATTACGCTCATAAAATTTCTCCCTTTCGAAGATTTCATGGATTTCTTGGGCTAATTTAAGCGAACTCTCGCACCACTGTTCGAAGCTACTCATCTTCTTCGCTTTCCGATTTTTTATCATGCCTTGCAAAGAACATCGACATTCGGACTAATTCAAGGCCAACTACAGTGATAGCATCTGTTACATTATTGGCCCGGGAAACTTGTTCCGCCAGGATGACTGTCAGAACATAAATTTGCATACCAAGCGGCACATCGTGCATGATATTATTTTGAATAAACAGATCTAAAATCTGTTCATAATGTTTCAAGCATTCTTCATACGAGGATTTGTTCATCACCGACGGATCAATGCTGTTTTTTAGCTGCGCGACAACATCTTCAATAGCCATATTGCTGTTTCTCCGTTTGATGGCCACAGAATGGCCTGTGAAGCCGCTACAGCGGCATAGGGTATCATTCGGTAGTTGGATACCAGTGGCCACAGCAGGGTGACCCAGAAGGCCACCCAGAGGGCTGTGTCTAGGCTAATAATCATCCGGCGCACTTCGCCTTCACGCGGAGTGTTTCGACGCATGCGACTTTGTATGGCGTTGCGTGGCCGAGGATCGCCTTGACGGCATCAGCGTCAATCGCTTTGCGCTCGCTGATAGTGACGCAGATGTCGGCGGTTTCGCCCGTGATGACATCCATGCCGGTTTCGAGGAGGGCCTTGCGCGCTGCGGCGACAGCCTGTTTAGCGGATTCTTCGGCGGCTTTAGCTTGCATGTAAGCGAGGACGAGGGGAGCGGTGTTGGACATTGTGTGTTTCCTATCATGTAAACTGCACCGTTCTTGGTGCTGAAACCTATATAAAACTAACCACTTTCTTTGTCAACTTCACCCTTGGGATTTTTGATGCTTTTTTGACGAGAAGTTCGAAATTTTTCGTTTCTTCGTTCCGCCGCGTTGTGACGATGATCGCCCCGTCATCATGCATCGACCATATCACCATTTGATCTGCGTCCGGCTCCCACCTCCATGTGCCATCACCAAAGTGCCGAGTTGCAGCGATGTTCCATTGGTCAGTGATGTGCATGTCAGTGGCTTTCGAGGTTGATGTCGCAGTCTTCGCAAATGCCGGCGAAGATATCGGCTGGAAGGCGACCTGACAGCACAAGCAGCGCCATATCGACGGTCAGGCTGAGATCGTTGTCAGAAATGTTCTTACGCAACTCTGCCGCAGCATCGGTAGCAATCGCCACCAATTCATCAGACGGCAAGTTGATGTATGTATTATACAAATGGTTCGGGTTCATATGTATTATCCTATTCTTCGTCGTCGGTATCGTCGTCGTCATATTCGCCATCTTCTTTAGCTTCAGCAATTTCTTTGTTGAATAAATCCTCCATAGCAATTCGAACTCTCGGAATTGAAGATTTCAACCCCTCGAATGGATGGCTCCCTGAAATCATAATTTTATCATACTCCCAGGGAATAAAATACGTTTTTTGTTCAAAAACTGTAATTCTTATCCCTGCCGGTGTGAGGTTGATGATGGCTCCATCGGCTTCCTCAAATTGAGAGTCGAAAGCCTCGACGATATTTTCTTGGATGATCGTCGTTAATGTTTTGGTCGGATCAATGTCGTCACAGTCCCAGTCTCGTGCGAAGTTTTTATCGGCCATTTGTCTACTCTCCTATTTCCAAGCCAGTGCGCAGATTTTGTCGGACAGGTCGGCCACAGGCCCGACTGCTGAACCGTCGATGATGGTCTCATCAGGCTCCAGGCCGTATGCACAGACGCGAACCCACCCGATGTTGCGGCCATCAGCGTCGTGGAAGTGAACGAATACATCATCGCTGACGTCGGTAACGGCGCGCCAAGCCTCGGCTGCGTTCTTGCCGTCATACCCAGGCTCCTCGTCATACATGACCGTGATGATCCACTTGTGGCGTTCGGCCTGGGTGAACAATTCGCGTGCTACGTTGATCATTATTGGTTTCCCTTCTGCTCGCGGGCTGCGACGCGCGCCTTCAGCGCATCGGCCATTTTGTGATTTTCGTTGATCAGGTCGTCCATCGCATCCTGTTCGGTGTAACCACCGCCGACAGAACCGGTCCACTTGCCATCGTCGTCAGGCTCGTCATTTGCGTAGACTGCCGACCAGAACTCCTTTCCTGCTTTCATGACGCAGCAGGTGACGATTTCGAAGCGGCGACCGAAGCTATCACGGCGGAAGTGGCTGTAGGTGTTGTCTTGAAAGTTCATGTGAAGCAACTCCTCATCTGATGACCAACTTGTAGAATTATCTCAGACGGAATGCAACACATAAAACGCATAAAATCGAAAATATTTTAGAAGGGAAGATCGTCTTCATAATTTTCGTTCCAGGACAGACTGACTGGGTCTGCCTTGCGCCTCGCAGCGGTCACCGTAGCGCCAGGGAAGGTGTGTTTGATTTTTGCAATTTCCGGGTAGGCGGCGAGGATGCGACCCACTTCAGCGAGGCTGTAGACGGTGCATGCGCGGTTGTTGCGTGCCACATTGATAGCGTCTAATTCGTCGCGGACGATAATAATCACCTCAAGCCCGTCTTCGTTCATAATTTCCCATTGCTCTGGGGCGAGAGGTGACTTGCCGGCTGCCGACGCTTCAGCGTCGAGTTTACGCCATGCAGCAGCCATACGCTTTGCTTCATGTCGCACATCGTCAAGACTGCCACGGTCGATAGCCTCGTTATACATCCGACGCTGCCGGTCGAACTTTTCGCGCCATTCGTCAGACACCAAAAGACGTAGGCGACCAACACCCCATTTAGCTTCCATCTGGACAGCCAGTTCATCTGTGCCATCGGTAGCTGCTCGTCCGGCTAGATAAAGGTCGGGCGTTTGCAGCCAGGGTGCCATGGATGCCGGTATCGGTGCCTGCTTCTTTTCGTATTTCGGTTTCATCTGTTTTTTCCTTTCTGATATGTGTGCGTGCTCTCACTCCGTGACGTGCTCCGGCTCGCGTATCTATAGATACGCGGGAGCACTGGAGCACCACGTGATTTTTGGCTGGAGCACGCTGGAGCACGCTGG